GTGTGATCGTGGGGGTGACCATCCAGTCATCTACACCGTCAAAGCTCAGATATGCACGACCAGTGCTGTCGACTTGGTAGGTCGGGCGCGAGGCGGAGGTAGACTGCGTGGCATGGTTTCCCCTGCCCGACTTATCCAGCATCCGCCCCACAGGTTGACCAGCCGCCGTAACAGGCGTGGTGCCAGCGCTATCTTGAAACAAGGTTGTTAGATCAGACGGGTCGAACCAGACGCCGGGCTCACCGCCCGCGAATAGGGAGGCGGGGGCCGCCAATTCTCCCCCAATCACAACGTTCATGCCGATCCCGATGAACATCTCAGTACAGGGCCACGATGTTGGTTGCCGTGGTGCCGGTGGCGTAAATGCGCGTTACCTGAAACGGATACACTCCGCCTCCCAGAAGACCGACAAACAGGACGGAAGAACCACCATCGGCCATATCGACTGTGATGTTACCAGCGCCACCGATGTAGAGGCCACGGGTGGGCTGTTCAAACACGGTCACGTCGCTCGGGGTGATTGCGGAGGCGCGGTGGGCTGACACCGTAGCATCAGCGGAAAGATATGCGGCGGATGCCATCAGGTTTCTCCTAATTGAGAGGTGAGATGGGGCCTTTCGGCCCCACCCTTTAGTACTTTGCCTTGGGGGCAGCTGCCGACATCAGCGGCATGCCGTGGACAGCGGTGCCGCCGATCACGTTCTTGCTGCCGGTGGCGACGTGAGGAGCACAGTTGCTGCTCTTGTCAGTGCCAGTTTTGACCGTCTTGGTGACAGACATGGCGGGTTTTTTGTTACCAACGCGCATTGATGTCACTCCTTACGGCAGTTCGTGGGCTTGAACGTAGCGAACCGTGACAGTCCCAACGCCGTCGCCGGTGTTTGCGGACTTCACGAAGATGCGCTTGTCGGTGGTTCCGGTGTCATCCCAATTGGCGGTGCGGGTTGCGTCCGTGCCGGGAACCATGGACACCAAACCAACGATCTGAGACGTCAAAGCGCAGAGTTCGGTGGCGGTAGCCGTGGTTCCAATGCTGAGAGTGGTTGCAGCGCCAGACCACGCCACGGTGTTCAGCATCTGGATGTTGATGACATGGCTGTTGGCCGGGAGGACAATTTCCGTCCCAAGAGCGGTCGCCGAACCGGCCTGCGTGACCGGGAAAATCTGAGCCATGACCACAGAGCCGACGTTCTTGACGTCTTGGCCGAGGGTGGTGCCAGAGGTGTTGAGGATGTTGCCAGCCCGGATAGGACCGGTGAAGGTAGTCTTGCCCATGATAGGCTCCTTTGCACGTCAATCCGCCCTGTCTGTGCAAAGTCCGCTGGGCGCGGTCAGGACGAAGTTTCAACCCAGTTTAGGAGTAAGGGGAGCCCGAAGGCTCCCCCAAGTTCTTTGCCTTACGACGGGAACGAGCCGAAGATCGAACGCCAGTTGTAGTAGCCGAACGAGTAACGCTCGTAGCCTTTGACGAGGAGGTTATCTGTTACGAAATCCACTTGCATGTCTGTTTCGAACTTCACGCGCTCCATGTACGACAGGCCGTCGATGTTGGTCAGCAGGAACCAAGCACCGGTCGAGGTCAAGAAGTCGTTGACCATGTAGCCTTCCGGCAAGCCGCCAGCGGTCGACATGATCGCGTTGACGTCGTTGTCGGCGGTGCCCGGACGCAGTTCCGTCTTGGTCAGGCGGATTGCGACGGGTTCCAGCTGCGGCGGAACGATCAGCTTACGACCGCGAGCGAACACCTTCAGGCCTGCCTGATCGCGGAAGTTAGACCGGATCGAGATCATACCGTTCAGCAGGGTCGCTTCGTTCAGTTCAACGTCCGTGGTCGGGCGGTTTGCAACAGTGCCGCCGTCGATGGGGTGGCTGGTGGAGATCAGAGCCACGCCGTCACCACCGATTGCACCGTTGTAGGTGGTCGCGGTGTTCAGGACGTTTGCGCCGTAGATTTCCTTGGTCTGCTGGAAGCTCTCGATCAGACCGAGGTTCGACGGTGCGAACTGGGTTTTGTACAGGTTGTCGTCGACAGCCTTGCGGGTGATCGCGTAGCCCAAGCCGATTTCAACGTGCTCTTGGTTGTAGATGAAGCGCTCACCAGCGTTGTTGTCAAACGCGGTTTGGCCACCTTCAGTCTTCAACTGCGCAAAGCCAAGGTAGCGCATCTCGGCAGTACGCTCGAGAGCCATCTTGGAATTGTGCTTCGTGAAGATTTTGTCGTACTGAGACGGGATCATCTCGTACTTGCCTTCAACGCCACGGAGGCCGGGGAGCAGAAGGTCTTTAATGGCAGAAAGATTAACAGCCATGTTTCATGCTCCTCAGATGCCGGTCAGCTGTTTGGTGCTGACGTTGTTGAAGGCCACGATGACAAGGTTATAAGCCCCTGCCTCGGTGCCGGGTGCGCCGGGCGGATCAATGTCCAAGCCCACGATGCGGAAGGGCAGCGTGTTCGTGGTTTGAACCGTCGACATGTCGACAGATGCGCCGGAGATACCGCTGGTGGTGTTGCCGGTACCAATGGCGAAGTTTACGTTCGCATTGATGTCAGCAGCGGTTGCGCCGGTTGCGCCGGTCTGGGCGATGAACTTGGCGTTCGGGTCGTTGATGATGTAGCCCTCGACAGTCTGCGAGGAGGCAACATCCGAGCCGGGCCAGTAGTTCGACCAAACGGTGCGCTTCTGCGCAACCGAGAGGTACTTGCAGCCTTGGAAGACGCCAGCGATCTGGGTCGTGCCGGGAGCACCGACAACGACATAGCCGTTGGCATCGGGAAGGACGGGGTCGCCATAGAAAATGGCGGAGGCATTATAGGCAATACGGACAGCGACTTGCTCGTAGGTCGGAGCTGAGCCATTGCCGCTATACTGCCGGAAACCGAAAGGCGCGGAGGTGTTCGCCATAACGGGTATCTCCTTTGCAGGAGGTCCATCATCGCGCACCGGGGCGAGTGTAGAACCGGGGGTTTCAATCTCCCGCACCGGGGGGAGAGTGGCCGTATAGTGTCACGTCACGCCTTGATTGTCAAAGGCAAGAAAAAACCTGTCCTCACTCGAACTTCGAGCAGGCAACAGCGGTGTATGCGTCGAAGGGGATGCCGTGTCGTTTGCTGTGAACGAACACCAGCTTACACTGGTGGCGCAGGGGTGGTGAAAGGCTCGGTTTTGGATGCCTGACGCACCAATTGCACTCTTTGCACTTCTTTCCGAGTTCAGGTCTTGCCCAAGTCAACTGACCCGGAACGGTCATTTTCATTCTCTCGGCGAGGTCCGTCATCGGCCACTCCGTTCATAAATGTTGAAACGTACGGCTCAAGATTGTCCCAAGCGTCTTGAACGGCGGGAGTTCCCTCCCGCCGTATCGCTTTTCTCAGCCTGTCGATCTTGTTGTAGATCGTGACGGCGCGGATCATGCTTCAGGGATGGGCATTGCCTCGTAGCCCTTCTTGATCTTCGCCATTTCGTTGCCCTTGTTGGAGCGTTCGAACTGACCAGCCGGGCTTGCCGAGAGCTGCTCTTCCTTGGCGCGGACCTGCAGGCGAGCGCGGCGAAGTTCGAGCTGGCGAACCTCTTCCGTGATCTCTGCGGGACGCTCCATGAGAACCATCCCCTTGCGGGTGATTTCGAGTTCCTTGTACCCAGCTGGCATCATCTCAGGGTGACGTGAGGCAGGCACAGGTTCCCAGCCATCACGCGCCAGCTTGACTTGGTGCGCCGGGTCTTCCGCCCCGAGGATGGTCTTGGTCTTCCACTCGTAGGTCCAGCCGTCAGGGATGACGCCGGGCTCAACGAAGAACTCGTCAGTGCCGTCGTCCAAGCTGCCGTCGCGGTGAGCACGATGCTCTGCAGCCTTACGGGCAGCCCTTTCGCGGGGGCTTTCTTCAGCCACGGATGCTTCGGGACGCATCGCGGGGCGCACACGCTCAAATTTATCGCTCATTGCAGCTTACCTTCCTTCTGGAGTGCGATCTTGTTCTTGGCATAATCGTCGTGCTTCATGCCCATCATGTCGGCCATTTCACGTTCCGCAGCCGTCAATCGTACGACGTTCGTGCGGTTCGATCCACCACGGCTGA